AATTCGGGCGCCGATCTGCGCTCAAAGACGGTGCGCAACGTCTTCGCCGACGAGATCGAGGAATACCCCCTCGACCTCGACGGCCAGGGCGACCCGATGGGGATGATCGAGGCGCGCCAGATGGCCCACCTCTCGGCCGGCGACTGGAAGCGCCTGCTCGGCTCGACCCCCCGGCTCAAGGGCGGCCGCATCGACGTCCTGTTCGAAGAGGGCGATCAGCGTTATTGGCAGGTGCCGTGCCCGCATTGCGGCGAATTCCAGCGCCTGACCTTTTTCCCCGACGCGGACGATCGCGGCGGGCTTCGCTTCAACACCGCCTTCCCCTACCAGGCCTGGTACGCCTGCCGCCATTGCGGCGCGGCGATCGAGCACTGGCAGAAGCGGGCGATGGTGCAATCCGGCCGTTGGGTGGCCGAGTCGCCCGGCGCCGGCAAGGACCCCTCCTATCACATCGACACGCTGCATTCGCTGCTGGTCGACTGGGACGACATCGCCCGCAAGTTCCTCACCACCAAGGACGACCAGGCGAAATACAAGACTTTCGTCAACCTGTGGCTGGGCCAGGGCTGGGAGGAGCGCGGCGAGGCGCCGGAATGGGAACGCCTGTTTCTTCGGCGCGAACCCTACGGCGCCGGCACCATCCCGCTAGGCGGCCTGGTGCTGACCGGCGCCGCCGACGTGCAGCAGGACGGCCTCTATTTCGAGGTGGTGGCGTGGGGCGAGGGCCAGCGCAGCTGGACGGTTCTGGCCGGCTTCCTGCCGGGCGAGCCCGCCGACGAGTCCGACCCGGTATGGGCGCGTCTCACCGAGGTCTTCGAGCGCCGCTACCTCGACGCCTTCGGCAACCCGCGGCCGATCGACGCCTTCGCGGTCGATTCCGGCTACCTGGCCAACCAGGTCTACCACTGGACGCGGCGGCGCCCGCGGTCCTACGCGGTCAAGGGCATGCCCGGCTGGTACCACCCGCCGATCGGCACGCCGTCCAAGGTCGACGTCAGCCTCAAGGGCCGCAAGCTGCGCCGCGGCGCCCAGTTGTGGCCGGTCGGCACCTGGAGCCTCAAGGCCATCCTCTACGCCAACCTGCGCAAGGATGGCCGCCGCGACGGCGCCGAACTCGACCCACCGGGATACTGCCGCTTCGGCGAGTTCCTCGACGACCGCTACTTCCGGCAATTGTGCGCCGAATTCTTGAAGGAGCGCGAAGTCAAGGGCCGCATGGTCAAGGAATGGGAGGCCTCCGGTCCCAACCACTTCCACGACTGCCGCATCTACAACATGGCGATGGCCGAACACTTGGGCGTGCCGCGCATGCTGGCCGACGACTGGGCGCGCCTGGCCGCCAAGCGCAACGTGCCTTCCGACGCCCCGCCGCCCGACCTGGTCGAGCGGATGGTTCGGCCCGACCTCCCGGCGGCTTCACCGCCAGCGCCGTCAGCACCTCCGCCGCCGGCGCCGATGACGGCGGCGGCACCGCCCCGCCGCGGCGGCGACAACACGTTCTAGGAAAAACCCATGTCCGTCCTCGCCGGCATCGCCGCCACCACCCTTCATGCCTGGCTGTCCCAGGCCCAGCAGGCCTACCAGGACCTGATGGTCGGCGCCAAGGCGGTGACGCTGACCTACGGCATGGGCGACGGCCAGAAATCGGTAACCTATCACCGCATCGACAGCCCCAAGCTGCTCGCCTGGATCGGCCAGTTGCAGGCCGAACTCCGCATGCCCGGCTGCGGCCGCCGCGCCATGGCTCCGAGGTATTCCTGATGGCCGGGCTGATCCACGCCGACGGCCGTCCGGTCGACCCGGCCGAGATCGCCGCCGCGCGCGCCGCCGGCTTCGCCGGCAACTCGAACGATCGCGGGCCTGCGCCCGCCGGCCGGCCGCAAGCCGCGTTGTCGGGCGCCTACCGGTCGGCGTTCCCCTACGATGCCGCCTCGTGTTATTCGGCCGAGACCGAGGGCTGGCACCCGCCCGCCACCTCGCCCGACCACGAGATCAACGTCCACCGCGACCGCATGGTCGGCCGGGTGCGCGACGTGGTCCGGAACGACGGCTGGGCCGCGGGGGCGGTGATCCGGGTGCTCGACAACACCATCGGCGGCCATTACCGCCTGGTGGCGACGCCCGATTACCGCGCCCTGGCCCGCATCGGCGGCCCCGCCTTCGACGCGGCATGGGCGGCCGAGTTCCGGCACGCGGTCGAGGCTGAATGGCGCGGCTGGGCCGATGGCCCGTCATTCCATTGCGACACCAAGGCCAAGATGACGCTGTCGCAGTTGCTCTACCTGGGCCTGCGCCACCACCTGGTCGACGGCGAAAGCCTGGGCGTGATCGAAATGTGGCCCGAGCGGGTTGGCTATGGCGGCTCGCGCTACGCCACCACGCTGCACATGGTCGATCCCGACCGCCTGTCCAACCCCTACGAGATGGTCGACACCCGGCATTGCCGCGGCGGCGTCCAGCTCGACGATGGCGGCCGCCCGCTCGGCTACCACCTCCGCCGCGGCCACCCGATGGACTGGTACAACGCGGTCGAAAGCATGATCTGGGACTACATCCCGCGCGAAGATGAATTCGGCCGGCCGATCGCCATCCACGCCCACGATTCCGACCGCACCGACCAGCACCGCGGCCTGTCGGCCTTCGTGCCGGTGCTGAACCGCCTGAAGATGCTGACCCGGTTCGATGCCTCGACCTTGCAGGCGGCGGTGATCTCGGCGGTGTTCTGCCTGTCGATCGAAAGCCCGTTCGATCCCGAGGGCCTGAAGGACGCGCTGGAGACCGGGGACGCGCGCGACCTTCAGTCCTACTACCACTACCGCAACGATTACCGCCGCACCCATCCGATCGACGTCGGCGACGCCCGCATCGTTTCGACCTATCCGGGCGAACAGATCAAGGCGCTCGAGGCCAAGCATCCGTCGCAGAACTACGATCCGTTCATGCGGGCGATGCTGCGCCACATCGGCGCCCAGCTGGGGATTTCCGCCGAGCAGGTGACCGGAGACTGGTCGCAGACCAACTACTCGGCCGCCAGGGGGGCGATGCTCGAGGCCTACAAAACCATCACCCGCCGCCGGCTGCACTTCAACACCGGCCTGCCCAACCGCACCTATCTCGCCTGGCTCGAAGAGGCGATGGAGATCGCCCACCTGCCGCTGCCCCGCGGCGCCCCCGACTTCCTCGAGGCCCGTGCCGCCTACGCCCGCGCCCGCTGGATCGGCGCGCCGCGCGGCTGGGTCGACCCGGTCAAGGAAGGCCAGGGCGCGGTGCTGCGCATGGACGCCTGCGTCTCGACCCTGTCCGACGAGGCGGCCGAGCAGGGCCATGACTGGGAGGAGACCCTCGACCAGCGCGCGGTCGAGCGCCGCCGCATGGCCGAACTCGGCATCCCGGCCCCCGCCTGGATGCAAGGCGTTCCGGCCGACGAAGACGCCAAGAAGCCGGACGCGCAGTGAGGACATGATGCCCCATCCCTTCCCCCACCTCGCCCAGCGGCTGTTCAACGTGCCGCTGGCGATCCGGCCCGACAAGGCCGAGATCATCGTCGCCGCCCTGGCCCAGCGCCTCGGCATCGCCCAGTTGGTGCGTCTCGACGGACGCGTGGTCGCCTTCGACGGCGACGGCGACGACTCCACCGGCGCCGGCGACCCGGCCGACGGCTACGACGTGGTCGGCGGCATCGCCATCGTCCCTGTCGCCGGAACCCTGGTGCACAAGCTCGGCACGCTGCGCCCTTTCTCGGGCATGACCGGCTACGACGGCATCCGCGCCAACCTGCTGGCAGCCGCCGCCGATCCGGCGGTGACCGCCATCATGCTCGACGTCGACTCTCCCGGCGGCGAGGTGTCGGGCTGCTTCGACCTGGCCGACACCATCTTCCGCCTGCGCGCGGCCAAGCCGATCTGGGCCGTCCTATCGGAAGGCGCCTATTCGGCCGCCTACGCCCTGGCCAGCGCATGCGCCCGGGTGATCGTGCCGGCCACCGGCGGGGTGGGCTCGATCGGCGTCATCACCATGCACGTGGATTTCTCCCAGGCCCTGGCCGCCGGCGGCGTCACGGTGACGCTGATCCATTACGGCGACCGCAAGGCCGACTTCGCCGACACCGCCCCGCTGTCCGCCCCGGCCCGAACCCGGGCGCAAGCCGACGTCGATTCCATGGGCGCCATGTTCGACGCCCTGGTGGCCCGCCACCGCGGCCTGCCCGCCGCTCGGATCAAGGGTTTCCAGGCGGCGACCTTTATGGGGTCGGACGGGGTCGCGGCCGGCCTTGCCGATGCCGTCATGCCCCCCGACCAGGCCTTCCGCGCCCTGGCGCAACTCGCTTCGCAGAAAGGAACAGGACGATGAGTAAAGCCGCTCGTTTCATGCATCTGATGGGCCTCGGCGCCGGCGCCGGCGCCGGCGCCGACGACGGCGAGGACGCCGAGCGCGTCCCGTCGGTCGAGGAGCGCGAAGAGGCGGTCAAGGCGCGCGAGGACGATGTCCGCCGCCGGGAAGAGGACATCGCCCAGCGCGAGACCGATGTCGCCGCCCGCGAGGCCGCCGTTCCTGGCGACGACGACGAGGACGAGGAGCCCGACGGCGATCCCGACGACGAGACCGTGAAGAAGGCCAAGGCCGCCGGCCACGGCCGAGCGATCCAGGCGGCGATCCGCCGGGGCCGCCACGAGGCGAACGCGCGGGCGCGGGCGATTTTCGAATCGCCCCACGCCGGTGGTCGCGTCGCCCTGGCCTGCGCCCTGGCGTTCGACTCGACCATGACCGCCGCGGCCGCCATTCGGGCCTTGCAGGCGACGCCGAAGGCGGGGCCGCTCGGCGCCCGCATGGACGGCCTGACCGGTGTCCGCGTGCCGCCGGCCGCGCCCGACCCAGGCAAGGGCCAGGCCGCCGCCGCGTCGTGGGACCGCGCCATGGCCCCCTTCGCCCCGCCGCCCGCCCGCGGCTGACCCGCCCATTCTCCTGAACAGGGACGATAACCATGACCGCCATCACCGAAACTCGCCACGCCGGGGGCTTCCTGGTATCCGAAAGCAAGCCGGGCCTGCGCTCGCGCGACCAGGTCACCCTGGTCCAGCAGG